TAATGCTTGTGTTCAGTTAAATCGTTTAACATCTGATGGTGTTATACAAACCTTTGGTAAAGATAGTACAACAGTTGGAAGTATCTCAGTAACAAGTTCAGCAACAGCATACAACACATCATCAGATGCAAGATTAAAAGACGTTACAGGCGATGCTAGAGGTTTAGAGGTTATTACTAAACTAAATCCAGTAGCTTATAATTGGAAAGCTGATGGTAAAGCTGATGAAGGTCTTATAGCACAAGAGGTTAAAGAAATAGTACCTAACGCTGTATCAGGCTCAGAAGATGAGCATTATCAAATGGATTATAGTAAACTTGTAACACCGCTTGTTAAAGCTGTTCAAGAATTAGAACAACAAGTAACAAAACTTAAAAGTGAAATTGCTAATTTAAAAGGAGAATAACATGGCAAATACATATAATTGGGATTGCAAAACAGTAGACGTGCATCCTACATACGAATCGGAAACTGATGTCGTTTATAACGTACATTGGAGACTTAACGCTGAAAGCAGCGAGACACATGAAGTAGATGGAGAAGAAGTACCATATACAGCAAGTGTTTATGGAACTCAGTCATTATCATTAGAAGATATTGGTACAGACTTTATTCCATTCGCTGATTTAACCAACGAAATCGTAACTGGTTGGGTAGAAGGCATTATGGGTGAAGAAGAAGTAGCTAATTTAAAAACTGCTTTAGATTCAAAGATAGCTGAAGAAATTAACCCAACTTCAGAAACTAAAACTATAGGCGGATAATATATGGATACATTAATAGGATTACTTATTGTAATAGGTATAGGTTTATTTATAATAAAAAGAAAGAAACCTGAATGGTTTAAATTAATTAAAAATAAAATCTTAGGAGAGTAATATGAGTGAAGAAAAGAATAATGTAATTATTAATTTTAATGGTAGAGAATATACAGCAGATGACCTAAACGAAGAACAAGTTGGTCTAGCTGTAAAATTAAATACAGCAGGTAAGCAATTATTAAGATTACAAGAAGCTGCTGATACTTATGCGATGATTAATGAATATAAAAATATCTTAATTGAAGCATTTGATAAAACTTTGCCAGTTGAAGAGGAAGAAGTAATAGAGGAAGAATAATGCCAAGAAAGACCGCCAATGAAGTTCATACTCAACTTCAAGTGCATGAAAAGATGTGTGAAGAAAGATGGAAAACTATCTATAAAAAAACTGATGCATTACAAGAATCAGTAGATAGCACAAAACTTTGGTTGCTTGGTGGTCTTACAACAATAGTAACAGCATTAATTACCCTTATTGTAAAAACATCTATATAAGATGATTGACAAACTTATAGAGCCCGTTAGTCATATTCTTGACAAATTCATAGCGGATAAAGATTTAAAACTAAAATTACAACACGAACTTAATCAAGAGCTACATAAAGCTAATATGGCTCAGATTGAAGTTAATAAAGTTGAAGCACAACATAGAACAGTATTTGTAGCTGGATGGCGACCTTTTACTGGTTGGATATGTGCAAGTGCTTTAGCTTATCATTTTATTATTGAGCCTATACTTATATTTGGATTAGCTTTACAAAACATACAGCTAACGCTACCTACATTTGATATGGGTTCTTTACTTACAGTTCTTATGGGTATGCTAGGTCTTGGCGGACTTAGAACTTATGAGAAGGCAAAAGGTATAACAAAGTAAAATGTCTCAGCTAGGCAAAGTTGATGAAAAATCTTCTTTAAATATTTCTCTTACTTATTTATTACAAATCATAGTAGTCAGTTCAGCAGCAGCTTGGGCATACTTTAGTGTCAATGAAAAGATAGATAATAATGCACAAGAAACAAGAAATCTAAGGGGTAATCAAAATAATTATATATTTCCTGATATTAGAACTTTAGAGCAACAAGTGATAGCATTAGAAAAAGATGTTTTGGTTTTAAAAGCAGAGATAGAATTTTATAAACAACAACAAGAAAAAAATGAATAACAATGAAATAAAAGATATGTTGATAAGACATGAAGGTTTGGTGTGCAACCTTTATAAATGTTCAGAGGATAAGTTGACTATAGGTGTAGGAAGAAACCTAGAAGCAAATGGCATATCAGAAGATGAAGCACACTATTTATTAGACAATGACATTAAGAGAGTTAAGGAGAATTTAGATAAGTCATTTAAGATGTGGCGGTGTTTTCCTAAAAGAGCAAGAATGGTATGCATTGATATGACATTCCAAATGGGTATTACTGGATTTTTAGGATTTAGAAAAACTATAGCTTTAATGCAAATGGGTATGTGGCTAGAAGCTAGTGAAGAAGTTTTAGATTCTAAGTATGCAATACAAACACCTAACAGAGCAGCATTCAACTCTAGGCAACTAGCTTTGTGTCATGGCGAGAAAATCAAGCGAGGAACATCAAGCTAATTCAAGACTAGGTGCATTAGGCGAATCCCTAGTGCAAACTTTCTTGCTTGAATTTTGTGACTTTGTTTACCCTACTCAAGATAAGCATCCAGCAGATATTCTTGCTGAAGTATCTAATTGCAAATATACTGTTCAAGTAAAAGCTAGGAGAGAAACTAAAGAAGGCAAATATGTATTCGCAACTGAAACGTCAAGGTCAATGTCTGATGTTTATAAGAACTATCATTGTGATATTCTTGCTTTTGTTTTCGTTAATCAAGAACATAAACGAATTCTCTTCAAGCCAAATACTTCTTCGCAAACCTACTTTACCTTTGATAAAAAAATAATCAAACCTAATATGGAGATTAAATCTCTACAAGAAACTCTTGATGCACTTAGTCAAGTGCCAGTCTTAAATCCAGTAATAAAATAGTTTAAATAAATGTTTACATATATACATATCTATGTGTATAATTAGTTTATGTTAAAGAAAAAGGAGAGGAAAATGAAATATGAATTACAAGTAAAATTACCAATAGGATGGTGGACTGCTATGCAAACATCTGACTTGGTAATAGCAATAGATAAATACGCTAGACTGGCAAAGCAAAAGCATAGTGTAAGGATAGTAAAGACATGAGGTTACTATCAACAACTAAACATGGCATTGTAGAGTGGAGATGGAAAGAAGAAGGAGAGCCTTCACCACAATACAAATCATTACATCATCAATGGTATGTACCTAAGAAATCTGAATTTGAGATAGTTACAAAATTAGATAGGCAAACCAAACAAGAAGTGAAGGATGAGATTTGGGAAGATATGCAGATTAGCATTGAATACCAAAAGCAAATTTATAAACTACATAAACAAATGAAAAAGGTGAGCAAATGATTGATTTTGGTCAATTTATGTTAATGGTGTTTATGGCTCTATGCTTATATGCACTAGGTTTATTTTTATATGACAGGAGAGATAAATGACTGTAAGAAAAGTAATACACGAATACAATCAAAATACTAGACAGGCATTTGTTTTAGACACACCAAGTGGTTTTGAGGTTGATTTATATGAAAACAATAATTTTACAGAAACAAGAAAAGTACATGAGTATAATGAACTATATGCAGAAAATGTAGCTGAGAACTGGGTATTAGAGGTGATTAAATGATAGATAAATATTGGAAAAGGTTTTGTGTAATCTTTATGAATCTATTTGGAACTAAAGATGACATAGATTGGTTAAATATGCATAACGATATGATTAGAAAAGGAGAGAAAAATGAGAGCAAATAGAAATATTAGATTTAATTTAATTGGTGGCGGTACTTTGTATTTACCACCTAGAGAAGTTAGAGGGTTTTATAAAGACTTTATAACTGGCAATAATGTTATAGAGATTAATGACGAGAGATATGAGGTTAGAGAGAGCCAAGAAGAAATACAAGAGAAGGTGAGTAAAGTATGAATATTAAAGAACTAAAGGATTATAAATCTGAACAAAGAGGTAATGCTCTTATTATTAACGATATACCTAATGAGGAGTATCATGCTGGTGTTGGTATTAGTAGTAGTTTTGTAAGAAGGTTTGGAGAATCACAACTACATGCTATAGAACATAAACAAGAAACCAGTCCAACATTAGAATTTGGTACTGCTGCTCATTCTTATTTGTTAGAAGGTGAAGATGCTTTCAATCGTGATGTTGTTGTTATGACTGGTTCACCTTATACAAAGGCAAATAAAGAGCTTAAAGAAGAATATAAGAACAGAGGTCTTATTGTGATTAAAGAAGCTGACTTTGAGATTATCAAAGGCATGAAAGAGCATATGATTTATGAAGGTAATGCTTATATCAATGCAAAAGATAAAATAGCTGAATCTAGTATTTATTGGTACGAGGATGACGTTTTGTGTAAATGTAGACCTGATGTTTTATGTAAACCTATTGATAAACCTTATACTGACAATGAGATAGTTATAGTGGATTATAAGACAACACAATCTTGTGACCCAAGACAGTTTAATTTCTCAGTTAGAAAGTATGGATATGATTTACAAGCGTCATGGTATAGAAGAGGATTAGAAGCAGCAGGATATAGTGTTAAAGAGTTTGTATTTGTAGCACAAGAAAAAGTACATCCTTTTGCATCTAAAGTCTTTAGGATAACGTCAGAGCATATGGATTATGCTTGGCATACAATGGAGAGGTATTTGAATGAATATAAAGAGTATAAGAAGGGTAAGCCTTTATCTATCTATAATAGTCCTAATGTTGTTGAGTTAGAGGTTTAGGAGAAATATATGGATAAAATATTTTTACAAAAATTAAGCAATATGTTGGACTTAGTAGATGATATGAAAAAATTTAATAATTATTTTTTTGTAGATGTGGAACCAAAAAATTTTACAAAAAAAGAATTAAGTATTTTTGAACATAGATTAAAAGAGATATCTAGTAATGTTAATGATGCTACTAAATTTTTTTTGACAAAAGATGTGATTAATTTTGTTTCAAGTAATGCAACTGATATTTATAAAATAGAAAAAATGAAACAACCATTTGAATTACCTACAGACAAGCCATTATTAATACACGAAAATGATATGAATAGTACGATAATAATTAGTAAAATTCACGGCATACCCTATGCTGATTATCAGGTTGACCATTTTGTAAATTATAAAGACACAAAACAAATAATGATAAATCCATTTTTGTCATTCACTTTTAACAAAAATTTTTTTATCAATCTTTTAAATGAATTTCCAAAAAATTTATTTATAGATTTTCGTAAACAGATTTATACAGATTTGCAAGAAACATCTAATAAATGGCGAGAGAATAGAATGCATTCAATATATGAGTTATTGTTTATTTATTTTTCTGCTATAAATTTATCAGATGATTTAAATATTTTTGAAGAAAAAAAAGTTAATGGTATAAAAAAACAAACAAATCAAAAATTTTCTTTATCATCTTTTATAAGTAAACCAGTTTATGAGCATATAACTTTAGATATTAATACAAACAAAAAGAAACATAGCAATAGCACTAACAAAAATGAGACAAACAAAAAAAGATTTCACAATGTTAGAGGACATCTCAGGCAATTACAAAATGGAAAAATAGTATGGGTAAATCCATATGATAGAGGAGATGCATCACTAGGCATAATAACAAAAGACTATAAATTGAATTTTAAAGAAGGGCAAACTAGCAAATGAGAGTATTAGATAAGAAGGAGAGTTTCGCCAGTTGCCCTTAACTTGATTATAAACTAAATAAAGAATAATATTGATATTGGAGAGTAAAAAAAATGAATGAACCAAAAAACACTAAAAAAGCTATATGGGTATCTGATGATATGCATTTAGAGCTTAGTATTCGTGCAGCTACTACTAGACAGGATATTGGTAAGACTGCTGAATATTTAATGAAGCTAGGTATGATAGCTGATAAAGAGAATAAACAATGAGCCAGTATAAAGATATAGTGGACAAGCAAAGAGAAAGACTAGATGCTGAAAAGAATGACTGGTCTATCTATGTTGACAATGTTAATGGCTATAACACAATTAGAATTGGAAATAAGTCTGTAACAAGATTTAGAGATAAAAGAAAGAAAGAAATAATTGAATACCATGATTGAAACATTAGCTTTAATATTTGTATTTATATTTATATGTCTTATCATTAGTGCTATAAGCATTAAATTTATTGATTACTTAGAAGATGACAAACAGTAGAAGAAAAGGACATAATTTTGAAAGACATATTGTTAAGTTAATTAATGACTATATTAAAAAACAAGGTGGTACTGATTTAGTTAAAAGAAACTTAGACCAAACTCAATACAAAGGACAAGCTGATATTTATTGGGATAACTTTGCTATTGAATGTAAAAGGTATGGTCAGACGTCTACTAATATGTATAAACAAGCATGGTGGGAACAGGTATTAGTTGCAGCTAAAGATAAGTACATACCTATCTTGGTTTACAAGTTTGATAGACATGACATTTATTGTAATGTACCAGCATGGTTGATAAGTGATAATGTGCCAGTAAATAATCAGGTTACTTATATGTGTAGCCTGAGAACCTTATGTAAAGAGCATAAGCAAATATTGAAGAAAGCAAGTGTATTCAATAAATGAAGAAGATTTTGAGAGTTTTTGTCGTGATGCATACGACAGAATGAATGTAGTATTGGAAATATTAGGAATAATAAATGACGATACTTACGAGGACTTTAAGGAGAGGAATTATCATCATCTTGAAGTTCAATATTTAACCAGTATAGATAAGCTGTCTATACATTAAAACTATAAGGAGAGTATTATGGTTGATATTTTAGGAGGAATGAATGTTGGTAGTCCTACCAGTTCATTTCTTGCATTTAAAAGTGCTGACTTGCAATTTTATGTAGGTGAGGAAGCTGTGAATTTTAAATATTTGCAACTTGACCCTGCAACATTTCAATCAGGTTGGGGTAGATTTACACCTACATCAGGCTATGAATTCGCATGGGATGATAAGTTTGGTGTTTTGGGTGAAAAGCCTTCTGATGAATTTAAAAGAGCTTTTTCAGCATGGTTATATACAGATGGATTGGAAAGACCTTTGTTATGGCAAAGATTTAGTTTTTCTGAATCATCTACATTTAACAAAATGTTAGCTACTTTTTGGAATGATAAAGAAGGTAAAGATGGTTTACCTACTTTTGAATATAAAAGTGCTAAACATATACAGGTAGGTCTTGGTAAGTCTGCTGAGATAGAATTTGACTTTGTTGGATTCAAACCAAGAAAACCTGAATTTGTGATACCTGAATGGGCATCTAATGTAGATGTCGGAGTGCAAGAAACTGAATCAAAAGGACTAACGGAAAGTGACATACCATTCTGAAGTTGATTGGGTCAGGATTGCACCTGATGTATGCAAAGAAGTTTTTGGCGAACCTACTAAAAGTTCTGAGAATGAGCTGAGGTGGGGTCGTCATGGCTCTAAAGTTTTAAATAAAGATACTGGACAATGGTTTGACCATGAAGCTGGTACTGGTGGGGGAATAGCAGACTTAATAAAATATTATAATTTAGACATTAAACAAGTTTTGAAACAATATGGTTATGATGGAGTGCCTTCTGACAACTCCTTACTTTATACACCCCTTAATAAGTCAGAGGGCACAAAATCATTATCAAGAGAAAAAATGAGGGAACTTCATTCTCAGGCAATCATAAGTCTGCAATACTCGCCTGAATTTTTTGTAATGAGGTTTCCCTCTTCGCATTATATAAAGCAAAAATACGCACCTTTTTCTAAAAATACTGATGGTTCTTGGAATATGAAAAGACCCAATGGACTAATGCCTATTTACTACAAAGGAGAGCATCCTGATAAACCAGTAATAATTAACGAGGGAGAGAAAGCTGTATTAGGTTGTGAAGCTATCTATGATGGCGATAGTGTCACTTGGCATGGTGGTACTAATGGTTGGGATAAAGCAGATTGGAGTCCTATATTTGGTAAAGAGGTTTATATTTTTCCTGATAATGATGAAGCTGGAAAGAAGTGTGCCAGTAACATACAAGCATATCTAAAGAAAAATGGTTGTAGAGTCACCATAGCTAAACCACCAAAAGATTTTGAAGATACATGGGATTTATGGGATGCAAATGAGAAAGGTTATTTTAAGAACTCAGACGAGCTAGTTAAATACATTGTAAGCAACCCTATGAAGTCTATAGGGCAAGTAAGTTTTACAAGAGCAGACGAAGTATTAAAACAAGTAACCAATCCTGAATGGTTGATTCAAGATGTATGTGAGAAAGAGTCTTTAATGTGTGTGTTTGGTAAACCTAAGAGTGGCAAGTCTTTTATAGCTATCTCTATGGCATGTGCTATAGCTAAAGGTAGAAACTTTTATGGTAACGAATCATATAAAGCACCAGTATTGTATGTATGCGGTGAAGGTCAGAGAGGGGTTAAAAGAAGGTTAGCAGCTTGGCAACAAGGTATGTATGACTTACATAAAGTGCCATTATATTTATCTGATAGAGCAGTAAGAATTAATGATGAAGATGATTTTAAGAAACTAAAAGATGAAATTGATTATATCCAAGAGCTAGAAGGTAATATTGGCATGATAGTTATTGATACTTTTCAAAGGAACTTTTTAGGTAATGAAAATAGTGCGGAAGATGTTGGTAGCTTTATTAATCAATTAGATGGACTTATATCTGATTATGGTTGTTGTGTTTGTTTAGTGCATCATACTGGTCATGGTAATGGGGATAGAGCAAGAGGTTCTAGTGTATTAGGTGCATCATTAGATTATGAATTTAAGGTAGAAAGACAAGATAAGATTATAGGTGAATCTACACATGAGCAAATGTTTGTTACTTTTGAGCAGACTTTGAATAAAGATGGTCAAGGTATGCAAGAAAAAGCATTTGTATTTAAAGAAGTAGAGATTATAGGAGAAGGTTTAAATCTAACATCAGGATACTTAGAGGAGACAGATGTCGACTTAACTAAAGAGAAGAAGATAAATATGACAGCTAATCAAAAGAATGTATTAGCACAATTAAAGATAGAAGCTATAAGTAAGAATCCTGATGCACCACAAGATGTTAAATTACAACCTAAAGATTTAGCAGATAAGGTGCAAAAATCTGATGATACTTATATGACAGTTAATCAAATTAGTAAGGTGTTAGGACAATTAAAAGATAAAAATAAAGTCGTACACCATGAAGAAGAAAAAATGTGGCAACATGGAGATTATGAAGATGTTTTACCAAACTTTGATAAGTCTGACTAACTCTGCCAAAAGTCTGCCATTTTGGACTAAAAAGTGGCAGAGTAAGGACAAAAGCCATAAGTTTGCTCTGCCAACTCTGAAGAAGTCCTATAGGACTTCAGAGTAGTCAGAGTAAAATGGGTAATATTTTATGAAAACATATATAGATATTGAAACAGAAAAAAGATTAAAAGAACTACGCGATTTGGAGTTAGACATACAAAAACGCTATGGAAACATGAAACGTATATATAAATTAGTTGGTACTGATTTAGAGATTAAGTATGGAAGAGCCAAGATAATGTTTGATAAATCTATGAATGAAGATACTGGTAAGAAGAAGTTGCAAATGATTGACATGATGTTTCGTGCATATGATGCACTAGTAGAAAAGATAAAAGCTAATGGATATAACGAACTAGAACCATATGTCAGATGTTACGAGTTTAATAAAAAAGTCATACTGGTTTGTGATTATAACGATGAGAAAGCTATAATGATGGAAAACCATAAAAAGGAAACAGATGTCATGTTTTTTAGTATGGAAGAAATGTTTAGGTCAATACCATCTGATTTTCTAGAAGCAAAACAATTTCTAACTAACAAGCATGGCGATGTTACTTTTGAGAGGATTACTTATGCAAAATAAAGAAATTACTGTATGGTTCTCTTGTGGTGCAGCTTCAGCAGTTGCAGCAAAAAAAACTATTGAACTATATGGCAAAGATAACAATATAAGAGTTGTAAATAATCCAATCAAAGAAGAGCATAAAGATAACACAAGGTTTTTAAAAGATATTGAGTCTTGGTTAGGTGTAGAAATTGAGTATGCAATAAATCCTAAATTTAAAGATTATTCATGTGAAACTGTTTGGAAAGAAAGAAAGTATATGGCTGGTAATTTTGGTGCACCATGCACATTACATTTAAAGAAAAATGCTAGACAGGTATGGGAAATTAAAAACAAATCAGATTACATAGTTTTAGGATTTACTGCTGATGAAGAAAAAAGAGCTATAAGATTTAAAGAAACACAAAGAGAAAATTTATTGCCAGTCTTAATTGATTTTAATATAACAAAACAAGATTGCTTTAATATCTTGTTACAAGAAGGTATAAAGTTACCTGAAATATATTCATTGGGTTATCCAAATGCAAATTGTATTGGTTGTGTAAAAGCATCTAGCCCTACATATTGGAATCTTGTAAGAAAGACTTTCCCTGATATTTTTGAGCAAAGAGTTAAACTTTCTGATGAGCTAGGTGCAAATTTAGTGAGATATAAAGGAAAAAGAATACCGCTAAAAGAATTACCACCCAATGCAAAAGGTAGAAGTCTAAAAAACTATAATTTTGAATGTGGTATTTTTTGTATCAAGGATTAACAATGGGAAAAGGTAGCAAACGTAGACCTGAAGATAAGAAAAAGATAGATGCTAATTGGGATAATATATTTGGAAAGAAGAAGAAGAAAAAGAAATGAATAAGTTTTACGATAAAGATTTACCATATGGAGAGCAAGGAGAAAGTTTGATATTAAGTTTGATACATAGAAAGTATGCAACAGCATACAAACAAGAAGGTAATCATAAAGAGTATGACATTATGATTCCTGAAATAAATAAATCAGTAGAAGTTAAAAGAGATAAGCAAACAGATAAGACTGGAAACATATTTATTGAAGCTATGTGCGAACATAGTAAGTCAGGCATTGATGCAACAACTGCTGATATATTTGCTTACATTACAGAATCTAAAATATATTGGGCATCTACAGAAGATATTAGAAGATGCATAGTAGAACAAAAGATTAATAAGAGTATTGGTTTTATGATTGAAGGTAAGTTAATTGATGCTTACTTAATACCAGTACACATATACAAAGATTATTGTTTAAGAATAGATACATTAACTGAGGAACATAAATGCCTATTAAATTCAAAAGAAGCCAAGTAATAAAAGATAGAGCTACAGGTAAACTTACTACACAACATTTCTATATGAAACAAACACCTACAAGTGAATTAGAGCAAGTGCTTAATAACCCTAATGCCAGTCCAAAATTAAGAATTAAATGTAAACGAGAATTGATAAGGAGAAATAAATGAGTGACTTAGTAAATCATCCACCACATTACAACAAGAGTGGTATTGAATGTATAACATATATCAAGCAGCAATTAGGTAGAGAATTTCCTGCATACTTAGAAGGTAATGCAATAAAGTATTTGCATAGACATAAATACAAGGATGCCAACATACAAGACTTAAAGAAGTGTGTTTGGTATATTAATAAGTTAATAGAATATTATGAGGAACTATGAAGAAACAAATAGAAGCAGAATATTTAAGACAAAAGATAAATGAAAAGAAATCATCATACGATGTAGCAAGAAGTCTTGGTGTATCACAATCAACAGTTGTGAGAAAAGCTAAAGAGTTTGGTCTACAGTTCAAAGGTAAGAGTGTTTGGAGAAAGTTATGAAGGTTAATATCAAAAGCAATATTAAAGAAGTAACTAAATGGACAACTAATGTGCAAAAGAAACAAGTGCCATTTGCTACAGCTATGGCTATAAATAAAACTTTAGGTATTGGTAAGAATAATCGTATGAAAGGTTTAGATAGAGAAATGCAAAAACAAATGGTAAAGAAACTTGATAGACCTATGGCTAGAACAACTAAAGCCTTTTACAGAATACCAGCAAGAAAGACAAGTCTAACTGGTGTACTTGGTTTTACTGACTGGGCAAATAAGTTTATGCAGTATTTAGTATTTGGTGGTGTTAGAAACCCTGAAGGCTCTAAGATAGGTGTGCCATATGAACAAAATGCTAAGTTAAATAAATTTGGTAATATCGCTGGAAGAAAGAGTGGTTTAATTAAAAAGAAAACACAATTCATAAGCAATATAAAAGGTATAGATGGTGTATGGGAAAGACAAAAGGATAGGTCAGCAAAGCTGTTAATTGCATTTAAAAACAGCGTAACTTATAAAGCTATGTTCCCATTCTATAAGATAGCTGATAAATATACTCAGTCTAAGTTCAGCAAGAACTTTGCAGAAGCATTTGCTAAAGCATTGAAGTCTGCCAAATGATAGGTTCTTTCTACCAATCTATCGTGGGTTATTCGCGAC